GCCACGGGAATGCTGCGGCCGGGCCACGTTACCGGGCCTTCCAGGATATCGTAGGCGGTGACCTTCGCCCATTTCACAATGTAGGTTTTGACCTTGCGCCGGCGCTTCTCGGTAACGCCCATTTCCTTCAGTTCGTCCAGCACGGGCTTTACTTCATCCTCCCACACCACACGATCGTCACTTAGCAATAGCAGTGTGCGGTTCTTCGGCTCTCGCCAGAAGTATTCCGCCACCCTGATACCTTCCTCGCTCACCCACCAGGAATATTCACCACGGTCTGAGTCAATCAGATCCCCTCGAACTGCTTCCGGATAGCGCTTTTCAAACTCCTTCTTGCGCATCCGCTCACCAATGAAACACCAGTTAGCGTCTGAAAAGTCGGGTTCGTCGGCGTCCGGGTCCATCAGCACAGCAAACCGGTTGTGAATGCTTTTAATGCAAAGATCCTGCTCAAAGGCATCGTCGGTGGAATACTTGGTCAGTACGCGCAACCAGCCAAAGCCACCTTCAACGGCATGCTGAAACGCGGTGTCATAGTGGGCTTCGGCTTTGCTGTTGTACTCGATGTTCCGAATCAGGGCCTCGTACACTTCCGCCAGCGAGTAATTCACTTTGCCGGTCAGGTTCTGCAGCTGCTGCGGGTCGTCCTCGCCACCACCTGCTACGTTCGCCTCTGTCGGATGCACTTTGATGGCAGGTCGGTTCTGGCGCTGGTCGCCCAATACCTGGTCCACGTACTGCGGTAGCTTGTTCAGGGTCAGGCACGGGCGCTGCTTCAGTTCGCGCTGTTGCTTGATGTAATCAGGCCACTGCTCCCCGGCAAGGAACTTTATATCTTCTTGTGCGGCGTCAAAGTTGTGCTTCCATGCGGTATTGGCGTAATCCGCACGCTCCCGGATCTCTTTAAGCAACGACTCTTTGCTGTCGTCCTCACGGGTTTTTATGGGTTCTTTGCCTGGCAACATGATCTATCTCCTAAACAGTGCGGCGTGCAGCTCAAGTCCGTCCCTCACCCTATGCGCCAAGCCAACCACCCGGTCCAGCGCTGCGGGCATGACTTGTCTGCTTCGGCTTTTCTTCTTTCCAGTTTAGCCCCATCTGTTGGAGCGCATCGGTGTAGTTGGTGGCCCACTTCGGCCCTACGGTGTCTTTGAATGTTTCATTGTCGTGATCCCACTCCCGGCGTAGCGCCTTGATCGCCTTCCACCCGGTATGGTTGGCCATATCGCCCTGGTTCCCGGCAATGTCGGTGTCACAGCGTACCTTGTCGATCCAGATTCGCGGGAACAGTGCCTTCAGGGCGTTGATGGATTCCCGCTTGCTCTTGGTTCTCGGTACCGTTGTAAACTTGATGCCCATTCGTTTGGCGGTCTGTAACCGGCTTTCCCCGGACAATAGCTCCCTCACTTCGATATCGTGCGGCGCCAGATGCTTGCCAAACCGCACGCCATACTTGTCTGCGAAGTCATGCAGCCAGTTTATGTAATGCTCCATGCCCTCGTCACGGTTGCCGTAACAGGCAATGCAGCGTATTTCCTTGCGGTGGATCTGCACCAGCCACAGTGCCATATCGTCGTTAATGCCAAGATCCCAATACGTGTGAACGGGCAGGCTTTTCTCAACGGGAAGGTTGGCAAGGCGCCCTTCCTCGATCAATAGCTCCACTTCATCCTTGTAAACGACACCTTCCGCCAGCGCATCATCCGGTGACTGCTGGTATTGAGCGCTGAACATATAGTTATCGGCTTTTTCCATGGCAAGCAGTGTCTCCGTGGGCTCTTTCTCTGGCCAGTAGCTGCATCGCTTCCCGGTAAATCCGGTGTCACGTATGCAGGCTTCGCGCATTTCGTCACTCAGCTGGTCCAGGTAACTTGCGTCGATTATGGCAGGGATTCGGAACTGCTGGTAATCATCCGGGCTTTTGTCGCTGTTCAGGTAGTCGGTGCTGTCGCCCTTGGCTATGCGCTGCTGCACCATGATGATGGGCACGCGGTCATGGGCAAGGCGGGAGCGAACAATGCGGTTGATACGCTTGTTGCCCTTGTCTATCAGGCGGCCACTCTCGGCGTCCTTGGGCGGTAGCGGGTCGTCCATCACCAGTGCCCCGGTAAATCCTTCTTCCATGAATCCAGCGCGGCGGCCGGTTACCTGGCCATTGATGCTGGTGCCGTATAACCGGTGCTGGTTCCCGTTCTGGTCAATGTATTTCCAGTTGTTCTTACTTTTTGTATCGCGGGAAGGGTTTAGCGGCCATAAAGTCTGATATTCCTCGCTTTCCAGGATTTCCCGAACACGGATGGCGTTCTCGCTCACCAGGTCGTCGGAGTAGGAAAGCGGGAGCCAGCGGGTTGATCTGCCCTCACCAATACATTTCAGGATGCACCAGGCCGGCCAGTGGATGGACCATATCTCTGTTTTGGTGCTGCCGGGCGCCACGTTGACGATTCCCCTGGGTATTTCCATGCGGTAAACGGATTCGGCCAAGCGGCATTCATAGGTGTGGTGCCAGTTCTTGTGGAACTTCTGCCCCTGTAGCAGCTGAAAGAAGATCCTCATAAACGCTTCAAAGGATGATTCGCTAGCCACCTTCACGGCGATCTTCTCCGCGTCGGTCATTTCATCCCACTTCAGCATTACAGCTTATCCAGTAGCTGGCTCAGGGCGTTGGCTATCTCGGGCGCCTCAACATTGGTGTTCAGCTGCATGTTGCCCTCGATCTTCTTGGGCGCGTCCCATCCTTCCATATCCGATATCTGTTTGATGGCGCCGGTCTGACTGTGCAGTTTGAACTTGAAGCCGTCGCGGCCTGTACTCAGTTCTGCGATTGCGGCCGCACTGGCAGAATCCATGGCGTCATAGTCGATCAGGCTCCACACGGTTTGATACACAGGGTTGCCGTGCTCGTCCTCTCCTACCTGTGCATCCTTGAATCGAACCACGTCTTTAACGGTGGTCCGGGCAATCTTGGTGAGGGTTTCCAGGGCTTCTTCGCGGGTCATTACGGCTTTTGCTGCTGCGGAATCAACCAAACTATTGTAAAACGCCAGCACACTACCTTTTTCCAACATTTTGCCAATCACGTTGTTGGCGCTTTTCCCTTTCGCTTTACCGCCAGCCTTCACGTAAGCATCCATTTTGCTCATGCCACTGGCGGCGTGAATCATGGTCCACTTCTGTAGGTGCGTCAGCTTTGCAGCCAGTTTCCGTTGCTCGTCAGTAAGAGCAAATTCGCTCATTGATTGTTCTCCATTGGTGCTTTCATGCATCCTCCCATTTTGTAAAGTCTGGTCCGAATGCTTCGCAGGAATCCTCACACCCGTTAGGCGCGTCCATCTCAAAAAGCCGCTCCTGCTTCCAGTCATCACTTTCGATGAACGGCTTGAACGGCTGGCCGGATAGCTCAAACAGATCTTCCGTGCTCATGTTTTGACGGAAGAAAACGCGGGGATTCCCGTCCACGTTGTGCCCACTCAATCCATGCTCCGATTCCATGCGGCGCGGGAAGTCGTATATTTCAGGGGTTTCATTGATAAGCGTCAGGTGCTTTCGGAGTGACTTTTTCCAGCACCAGGCGCAATTGCCTTGATGTTCCTGAAGCTCAAGATCAAATGGCTGGCTTAGCCACCATCGCTTAACGTCTTGTTTGGTTATGTCGAGGCCCACCAAGGGATACCAGAAATTTAACTCTCGAAACTTCGGGTTGATTCGGTCAGCTTCGTCAGCCCTGATACCGATTGCCGTCGTCCACGTTTTCCAGCCAATGGATTTTATGTAGCTGGTCATGGCGTTTGTTTTCAGCTCACGAGTGCAGTGCGGGTAGGCTGCATTTGGAATGCCGTACTCTTTGATGACCTCTTCGAACGGCTCACCCTTGCGGCTTGCACTTTCAAAGCTTACAACCTTGTGAGTGCTGCCCTTGCGAATGCCGTGATGAACAACGGCTTCAACCCACACAACACTCCAGCCAAAGTGCTTATCGCACTGATCCACGAATTGCAGCGTTTCCTCGCGCTCCGATCCGGTGTTGGCAAAAACCACTCTTATATCGAATTGATCGCCATAATTTTTAA